TGTTAGTAGTCACTTACATATTTGATGCAGTGCCGCATGGCACTGCACTGTTTTGGTGCTCAAAAAGTGTAAAAGTGTAAAAAATCCTTGGTCCGAAGACCAAGGATTAGGGACTGCGTTTTGGTTAGCTATTTACAACTTTGAGGCCGATTGATTGCAGGTATGCTGAATCATCTGAGTCTGCTGCTTGCTCTGCTTTTGGCAGGTCAAGGCCGATAGTCTCAGCGGCGTTTTCCATGAGGAACAACTCAGTTTCTACTGCTGACCTGGTGACAGGCGAGAGTTTGCGGTCAAGAAGGCAGAGCTTTTTGGTGTACATGTCTGCGAACTTGGCTTGAGTGGTGTTGTGGATCATGTCTTCGAACCACTCAGGCAGGTTGCTGTACTCGACTGGGTTGCTACGATCTTTGACGTATGAGGCTTTGTCGAGATAGCCTAAGACTTGGTCTCGGTTGTCAATCAGGGTCTGGTGACCTTTGATCAGAGCACTGAAGCTGTCTTCTACGAATTGAGCAAGACCAGAGTGGAGCTTGTCGCCTTGACGTTTGCGTTCGAGGTACTCTTTGGCAAAGCCTTGCTTGAGAGCGATGCCATTGTTTTCTGGGTCGTTGCGAACGAGATAGTCGTAGGTGTCAGCGATTTCGCTGGGTGGGTAGCCGCCTTCGAGGTTGTCGATGGCATCTACGATTGAGTTGCGAACGCCAAGCCAGTTGGCGATCTCGCTACGAGCGTCTTCGGACACGTCTTGTTCCCAAGGTGTGTGTTCGATTCCGTCTCCGTCTGGGAAACGAACGAGTCGGCTAGTATCATTGATGAGCTTAGCGTTGACTCGGAATAGCCAGGAGCTGTAGATGGGTCCGGCTACGTAAGGTGACATGTTGAGGTTGTCGAAAGTTGTGATAACGGTGTGTAATTTGTCAGTCATGGTATTTCCTTTGTGGTTAGTGGACAAGAATGTGTGGGTTATCGATGAGGTATTCACCCACTGAGTCATAGCCTGCAACTTCTGCTTCTAGCTCCAATTCAGCGGCAAGCATTTGCTGAAGTGGGTCTAGGGCAGTGCTTCCTAGCAGGTAATCGGAAGCATTATCTAGTGCGTCATAGCTGATTTCGTAATATCTAGGCATTGGATTCTCCAAGAGTTAATGCACATAGAATTAAGAGCACCTCGTGATGAAATCACGAGGGTTGTCTTATGTTTTGTTGCGAAAGAGCATTGGCCAGGCTAAGTCAAGCAACAAGGCGGCGATAGCTACACCCATACGGGTTTCTGACTGTTCGCCGTGCATCTGAAAGCCGATGTACAACACGGCTGAGACGCCAACGGCTCGCATGATCTCGCCGTTTGTGAGGTTGCGGATGATGAGTGCAACGGATGCAAAGAGGACGATGCCATACAAGAATGGCATGTAATTGAGGTGACTAAGGAAGACGTTCATGGTGTGCTCCATATATAAAAGTTATCACTACCGGACATCCGATAGCGTGAGACTATGAGTGCTGAGTAGCTAAGTCCTTGATTTGCAAGGCTTTCTTCGCTACTCAGCTTATTAGTGCCTAATAACCTGGCTCTTTAGTTGCCTCGATTGCTCGGCAGTGCCAGACTTCGTCGACTATCTGCCTCGCTACCTCGGGATCGAGGCGTTTCTGCTCGACTAGCTCGCTGAGTAGCAGAGACAGTTCGTACCAAGGATCTTGGTTCATAGCGTTTCCTTGTCGAGTAGGTACAGACCTATGCCTAGGAGTACGCAGGTTATGAGGATTAGCCCAGCGAACAGGGCTAAGTTCGTAGTTACGGCAATCAGAGTGCCGATGCCGATCATGGTGGCGAGTAGTATGTATACGGTGGACATGGTTTCTCCGATCTGAGTAATTGAGAATGTTAGTTGTGTAGTTACGAGGTGCTCGTAAAGCCGGGAACTAAGAGACTAAGCGACTAGGAAACCCAGTCGCTTAGTGTGCGAGGTTAGTCGCGGAAGGCAGACATGAAGCCAGAGGCGAAGCCTTGAGTGTAGGATGTAGCCATTACACCGGCGTTGCCAAGGGCACGGCCGTGACGGTGGCCAGTAGCTTTGACGCGGCGCTTGAGGGGTTCGACGTGGCTGGGTTGCTGAGGGATCTCGGTAGCGGAGATGTCGATGGTGTCGTTGGTGTTGGTGTTGATTGATGCGTTCATAATATTCTCCAAGTTAAGTAGAAATAAAGTAAAAACTACATAAAAAATTATGAGCACGACTGCGCGATAGCGCGGTCTGTGGTCGTTAAGGCGATTGAATAAAGATCAGCCGGGAGGGGGTAAGCATTCTTTTTGGGTAGAGGTAAACCGAATCCGAAGTGGGGTGGTGTCCTGTGGAAGTACACATACACCGTGTCACGACTACATTCACCACTTTTTCATGATTTCGACCCCCTTTGACATTTTTCCTGGTATTGGCTTAAGATCCGAACACCCCACCCCCTTTGCGGCTGCGACTTTTGCAAAAAAATTCTAAAAATTTTTCCATGAAAATGTCTCGGAAAGACCGCGACCAGGTTCTTTCAGACAAACAGCGTGCTTTTGTGCAGGCGCGGGCCAAAGGAATGAACGTCACCCAGGCTGCCCAGGCTGCTGGTTACGCCCAGCCAGAGATCAGTGGCTACCACGTCGAGAAATCCAGGTTTGTCAAAGAGGCGCTGACCAAAGAATTCACGAAAGCCGAGAAAGTCTCGGAAATGAGTAAGAAAAAGGTCATGGACGGGTTCCTCCACGCCATTGACCAGGCCAAACTCCTGGCAGACCCTACATCGCAGATCAGTGGATGGCGGGAAATAGCCAAGATGTGTGGGTACTACGAGCCTCAGCGGCTCCAGGTGGAAGTTTCGGTGTCGGCCAAGCGGCTGTTCAGTCAGTTTGAGACGCTTTCGGACGACGAATTGTTGAAAATTGCTGAACAGGAGATCATTGATGTCGACTCAATCGTTAAAGAAGACCCTCAGAGCCTCGGCTACGAAGGAAACGAAGCCGAAGACGGTCAAGAAGCCGGCGAAGACGGCTACTTTGAAGAAGGCGCCGAGCCAGAAGCCGGCTATGCCCAAGCAAAAGAAGACAGCTAAGCCGCCTAAGCCCGACGCCAAGCCGAAAATTAAGGCTAGGGTCCGAAAAAAGCAGCCCAAGGTTGTGATCGACGATGCGTCGGAGTTCCCTGCGCCTGCATACTGGCTGATTGAGCCAGACGCAAAGCCAAGCAAAGCGCCGTCTTCGTGGTGGGACGGCCAGATGGAACGATTGTTTAATTTGTTTAGCCGCAAGTAAAGACATCTTTGATATGACGCAGCAGTCAGCCGGCTCGCCTCAGTACCAAGCCCGCCAGAAGAAGCTCTTAGAGAAAGAGCTTGCCTCGCGGGTGTTGGCGCGAAGGAACCTGTTGCAGTACACGAAGCGGTTTCACCCGCACTACGACGCGGGCTGGGTGCATGAGGACATCTGCCGACGGCTGGAGAAGTTTAGTCAGGACGTGGTTGAGAAGAAGTCGCCCAGACTGATGCTCCTGGTGCCACCTCGTCACGGCAAGTCCGAGCTTGCTTCGATCCGGTTCCCGGCTTGGCATCTGGGCCACCATCCAGACCACGAGATTATCAACGCCGGGTACAACATGGACTTGCCGATGAAGTTCTCGCGCAAGGTTCGAGAGCAGCTTCGGGACAAGGCGTACCACGCAATGTTTCCGGACACGAAGCTTGACCCAGACAGCCAGAGCGTCGAGGCGTGGAACACCCTGGCTGGCGGAGGGCTGACGGCGGCTGGTGTAGGGGGCGGTATTACTGGTAAGGGCGCGCATTGTGTTCCTGCTGAAACGCTTATTCTTACAGAACACGGTGCGTTGACAGCCTTTGACCTTTACCAGTATAATACAGCTATCCGAGTTTGGAGCTTTGACCATGAGAGCAATCAGTTCGTGCTGCGACACGTTGTTGCCAAACAGCGCAAACAAGCAAAGTCCGTTATCGAACTTCGTACGGAGTCGGGCCGCGCTCTACGATGCACTGAAGATCATCGAGTCTTCATTAAACAGCAAGGGTATGTTGCCGCGGGGCAGGTCCGAGCAGGCGACCAGTTGGTTGCCGCTGACATGCGCGTTTTGCGGGGCGGGTTACCAAAGACAGAGACATCAGATAAAAAAAGCAGCTCGGTTAGGCTGCTCGGAAACTTACTGCTCCAAAAAGTGCTCTCGAGAGCATCACGCTATCAAAAACTCCAGGCGGTGTTTGACGTGCTCTTCCCCAGTTTGGGCCAAAGGGCGAAGCAGGAACGCGATGTACTGCTCTCAACAGTGTCGCCCAGCAGTTGCACACACCAAGCAGTGCCCACAGTGCGCAGTTGCGTTTGTGGCGAAAACCAGCCGCCAGACGTTTTGCACTCGACCTTGCGCAAACAAGGCTCATTCGGCCAAGATGAAGGGAGCGTTGAATTCTCACTTTCGCCACGGGATGAGTTACAGCCTTTGGTTCGACTTGATGAGGCCGCTAATCTTGGAACGAGACAAGCAGCAGTGCGCTGCGTGTGCGTCAACTTACAAGCTGTGTGTCCATCATTTGGACGAGAACAAGGCAAACAATCAGGCGAGCAACCTCATCACGATGTGCCACAAGTGTCACATGAAGCACCACAAGTCCAAAGCGACGCCGTTTCCGTGGTTGTCGAACTACGTTCTGGGGGCGAATGGGTCTATGACTTCCAAGTGGACGGAACAAACAACTTCGTTGCTGACGAGATTCTTGTCCATAACTGCCTGATTATTGATGACCCGGTTAAGAACATGGAAGAAGCGGACTCGGCCGTCATTCGGGACAGCCTGTGGGACTGGTACTGGTCAACTGCCTACACCCGACTTGCTCCTGGTGGCGGAGTGCTTTTGGTCCAAACGTGGTGGTCAGACGACGACTTGGCCGGTCGGCTGCAGAAGAAGATGCGGGACGAGGAGTTGTCAGACCAGTTTGTCATCATCAAGTACCCGGCGTTGGCTGAGGCAGACGAGTACCTAGCACAAGACGGTGATTTACTTAGGGTAAACCCTGATGAACCCAACGCTTCGCCGCCCGAAGGGGCTACGCTCTTAAGGACGAAGGGCGAAGCATTGCACCCAGAGCGGTATCCGACGGAGATGATGGAGAACTACCGGGCCAACATGCACCCTCGAGTTTGGTCTGCTCTTTACCAGCAGAACCCAGTGCCAGACGAGGGTATGTACTTCAAGCAGGAGTGGTTCAGGCTTGAGCCGACGCCGCCGATGATTAGGAAGCGGGCGATTTACCAGGCATGGGACTTTGCCATCGGGGAGCGCCAGCAGAACGACTACACGGTAGGCGCCACTTTGCTTCAGGACGAGAACAACTTCTTGCATGTGCTGGACATCGTGCGGTTCAAGGGCGACACGTTCGTGATCATCGAGGAGATCCTGAACGCGCTACAGAAATGGACGCTGTACCCTGACACGCCGGTCACGCTCGGGTTTGAGGACGGGCAGATCTGGCGGGCGATCAAGCCAGTTCTTGAGTTGCGCATGGCAGAGCGGAACGTCTTCCCAGCGTACGAGGTTCTCAAACCGCTGACAGACAAGCTGGTGCGAGCCCGGGCTTTGCAAGGCCGCATGCAGCAGGGCCGGGTCATGTTCTTGCAAGACGCGGACTGGTTCCCAGAGCTTCAGCGAGAAATGTTGAGGTTCCCGGCCGGCCAGCACGACGACCAGTGCGACGCGCTCGCTTGGGCATGCAACTTGATAGCTGGCAAAGCGCCGCCCAGAGTGGAGGACGGGCAGCCGCAGTTGAAGTCCTGGAGAGACAAGCTAAAGGGCATCAGCCGGCAGACAGTGACACACATGGCTGCGTAGTGTTATGATTCGACCAACTTCACATATCGGAGTATGGCATGGCTTCTTACGACCCTAAAGCCGCAGGCGAGCTGATCATGCGGTGCTTCCACGCACGCACAGCTGCCCACGTACTGCACCTCAAAACGACTAGCTACGCAGAACATGTAGCGCTTCAAGGCTTTTACGACGGGGTGGTAGATTTGGCCGACCGGTTGGCAGAAGCGTTCCAAGGCGAGTACCAGGAGATAATTTCTTCGTATCCGTCTGGATACCAGACGCCGTCGACAGCCATGGCTTTGATCACTGGTTTGTGCAAGTGGATCAGCGACAACCGCGACGACGTGTGCGACTCTTCGGAGTGCCAGGCTATCATTGATGGCATCCTGGAGCTAGCACACAGCACTGCGTACAAGTTGAAGTTCTTGAAGTGAGCCCAGCATGGCGAAATTAACAACAGAGCAGCGCAAAGGGCTTCGAGGCGAAGCGTTTGGTTTGCCCGACGAGCGCAAGTACCCTATGCCCGGCAGAGTGCACGCAGCCAACGCCAAAGCAAGAGCTGCGCAACAGTTCGAAAAAGGCAATTTGTCCGGCAAGAAATTTGCCAAAGTCAAAGCCAAAGCAAACGAAATTTTAGGCCTTTAAAATGCCCATCGACTCAGAGTTAGCCAGCAAAACATACTATCGCTACGCGTGGGTTCGGGATGCCGGGCACACGGACTTCGTAAAAAAAGCCGAGATATGTGAGCGCTTTTTTCGAGGCCTGCAGTGGGACGAGAAAGACATTGGCTTACTCAAGGCTCAGCGTCGCCCAGCTCTGACGATCAACAAGATCTTGAGCACGATCAGCAA